AAAGATTCCAGTGCCAAGCGTCAATCAGACGCTTGAGCCCTCGAGGTCCATCTAAGTCCTCAATTGGGCGGGGGGGCAGGTAATCCCAGCGAGGGGTTACTCTGCGTCTCGTAACGTAACGCGGTCTCTTTTGCCTTAGTGAGACAGCGTACCCCCTTATGCGTCCATCCAGGAAGCTTAGCATCAATCCGTCAGGATTGTAGCTCCGCATTACCTGATCCCGATATGTCCACACTACACCACCCAGGATGAGAAATTCCCATCTGGCTGGCTCGAAACAGGAGTAAGTGTCTAACCCCTGAACTGACTTGACACGGAACGGTACATAGCTCCGCGGTGTGTGTAAGCCGCTATCATCCCCAATATCGAACGGTACATGACGTACGTTCTTTATTGCTGTGGTGAGATAGGTTATGGTCTGGTTTAAGTAAATGCCAGTCCTAGCGGTCCATCGGTTTAGATTGTTGATGGCTACATACACGTCCTGCTCCGTGCGGAGGCTTTTTATATAAACGCCTCTCACATTGAAGCCGAGAAAGAAATCGGCCCCGCAGGATTCGCGAAACGGTCCTTCAACAAAGGACTTCCCGGTATTAACTTTGAAACCAAGGAGGTGTAACGCCCTGATAACATCGCGCGCATACTCGGTTGGACATATGATGTCGTCACCGAACACGCCAAAGTTGTGACGCCCTAGGGGCAGCTTAAGGCCGCCCTTGCGATGCCACTCCTTAACACCGTGAACTACCGCGGCGAACAACATGGTCTGTAAAGGGAACGTAAAACCATTCCCCATAGTGGATATCATGTTGAGCACCAGCTCACTGCCTGTTGGCAGAGTTGTCGCTGGACAACGAAACATACACAAGGTTTGGTAAAAACTCCGTGGAAGGAGTGCCTTGAGCATGCCAAGTGACAGCGAGTCCGACGCGGATTCCAGGTCGATGGTAACTAACCCACCAGACATAGAGCCCGCGCGAGCAAGCCAGCGGTTCCTCTCGGGTTGATTTTCGAGAGAGATCCCAAAACGCGATTCCAACCGCGCTTCGATGATCGTACCTAAACCAAGCTGAAACCACATGTTAATGGTTGGCTCAGTACAGATGCCACGAGCTACAGCAACCGTTTTGTTTACGAAACTGTACTTGGAACTTCCTACAATGGTTGTGCCATACAGTCCACTACGTCTAGCTTCTGCTAGGAAATGCGTAGGGCTTGAAGCGACACACCGCTCCCAAATCTCCGGGAGCCCCTCGGTCGACGATAAAGGTGAATCGAACATCTTGGTGTAGAAGTCCGTACCCCGAGCCGCTATACTGGCTCCGGGTCCGGCACCTCCGTGCGCAAAGATATCACGCACGTCCGAGACGAGAGGGGAAACCCCTCCGATGTACCAGAAGTTTTCGATGACTTTTTTAATTTCACCGAAGACCTCTTCGTCTTTGCTAAACTCCGGATTATAAGCCCACTCACTGCAACGTTGATTGACCGCTATAAATTTATCTAAGGCGGCGTCACAAGCAAGTTGGCTCGGATGTTCACCCTCATTAAATTTCTTTAACAAGGAGTCGCGCAGGCAAAAAGCAGCAACCTGCTTATCCGTAGAGTCTATCGACCACCCAGGAAGGGTGGTATCTATTACTAAGCCGAGGTCGGCCTGTAGTTTGGAGAAAAGAACATCAGCGTTAAGACGCATGGTGATACTCCAGGTTGATCCAACATAGACAAGGGAGAACCAGTAAACAGACGTAGACTTAGATCATGTAAGATCGTTGTCTTGTCCGAAGACCTCTTCGCGGAGGCGGAAGGAATAAGGAAGATCCTCCCACGTTAGCTCGGTGGGTCGAACGGCATCCAGCGGTAAACCGCCGGAATCTGATGCATACGCAATCTGAGGACGCCCCAAAGAATCTTCGAATATATGAAGACCCCGGGCGCGTATATCGACGATGCGCATGTCTGATTTCAGAGATGCAAGCTCCGCATTTAATTGCGAAGTTACACGTCCCTCGACGCTGATGAGCGTCGCTAAGTCAAACGTGACGTCCACGGTTAGAGAATTCCGTTGACAGCCATGTCTCCGAACCCAACAGACTGCTGGGTGAGGACACCGATATGAGCCGAGTAACCCGCACGAATGTTCTGCGGATCGGCCAAGTCGGAGCCCGCCGGTACATCACAGGTCGTGGTGATATTCATCACCTTGATCGCCTGTCCGGCCAGGGGCGTAACGCCCTTTCGAGTGATACACTTGTAGGTGTTCATCGGTATGGCGGAGATCACGCCGGTCACAGGGTTCGGACTCCCGAGAATACGGAGAGTCGCGGCACGAGTGAAATTAAGCGTGAATGGTGACGCAACGGAATGAACCGTCACGCCGGCCTGGGTACCGCCAAGTGCTGACACTGCCACCTGTTTTCCCGGGTTTCCCGGAGGTGCGTTATCGGCGATTACGGTGTAGGTAGGGCTTGTCAGGCCTGTCTGCGCCGCGCCGGTCACTGGCGATGTTACATTGATACTCATTGTCTCAATCCTCACGAAGGTGAATGGAGTCGTAGGCCCTATCTTGGGTCGCCGAGGGGACGCACAGGATGTGCTATCTTGGTCGGGTTTGACGGATAGAGTTCCACAAGGCACCGATGTTGAAGTTTTGACCAACAGACGGCAACTTGAAGTCAAACGACGGATATGGGATCGTAGACATAGCGATACGGTTTAGGTACACACTACGGAAGATCCAAGGTGTGACACCCCACCGAACATGGACTCCATCAGGAAGATTGGAGTTTATCCACGAAAGATGGGATCGGGACGAGGTATTCTTCGCCCCGCGGATGCCCCAACCCACGACAGCTCTCGCGAGCTTCCATGAATCAAGGACATCGTTTACGTTGACGAAATAGTCAACAAGGAACGACCAGGGGATGGCCTCCCAAAGAGCTGGAAGAATATCCTCAGTTTGTATGCCCAGAGTCTCCTGAACAGTTTCAAAACTGACTGGCCTAGCTTTGAGCAGAAATTGGTAGCGAACCTCTTCCCGCGTCGTATCGCTCTGCTGATAGGATATAAAACTAGTTAATGGCGAAAGGCTAAGACCTGTAACAGGCCCGAAGCTACCACCATCAACGTATCCCGCAGCACGGATAAGCTTACCATCAAAAGCTGTCGAAGACCCAAGGGCCTCTAGAGCATTGTTGGCGTCCTTTATGTCACCGAACAAAGGCTTGATACCATACTGGTAGGCAAGCCAGGCGTCGGAAAGGCGTTTGCCGTACTCACGATGTGATCGCTTGTAGACATTACGGAGCTTCCCGACCCGACCCACGAACTCGTTTGTCTGTTTCCAGAGCGAGTCGACCGGGTGTCGGATCATTCGGTAAGTATCGATGACTTCAGCAATGAAGTTCCCGCCACGAAACGTTGAACGGGCATCGAGATACTTTTTAAGCAGTTTTGTTTTGGCTATTTGATCAGCCGAGGCAGATACAGAGGTAGATACTCCGATAAATGAGCCAGTAGAAGCTGGTCCCATCGAACCGTAGCCCGAACCTTTGTAACAGTAACCCAAAGACGGATTTAACCCAGGTACAGCGTAGTAGCTGTAATGCCCTGAGCCGGCCCGTATGGATTGAACTGTTCCAGACAGTGTGCTAGTGGCGTTTATGCCTCGAGGGATTAGATACTTCCAACCCCATGGAGACCGACCGAGCACAACTTTCCCAACTACGTTGATAGTACGCGTCTTTTCACCAGTTTTGGCAGGAAGGCATGTTGTAACGCCTCCTACCGTCTGACTACCGGGAACGCGACTCCAAGAATAGTCGAATATGCGTCTATGACCGTAATCCTTTGTTTTAGGATACGTGTAGCGTTTCTTCGACGACATAAGGAACTCCTAGTGTTTAACGGGAGCGACCCATTTGGAGCGCT